TTGTGATATCCTCTTTTTATTTTTTTGGTGGCCCCCGCCCCGGGGGGGCTTTTCTTATGCGGCAATTCGCCCCGTTGCTTTGTTGTAAATCCGCGCGCGGCGGCGCTCGGCAACTTCTTCCACCACTACGAACGCGTCATCGAATGAAATCGGAAATGTCATCAGTGCGGTTCCGATGAATCGCGGGCTTGCCTCATGCTGGCCAGATAGCCAGCGTGAAGCGGTGGACTTGTCCACTCCCATTTCCGCTGCGATTCCTGATACTGTCCCGTACTTGTCGACCAGGCGGTCAACCCATTCGCTGCGAACGCGGGTGGTCTTAAGTGTTGTCACTTTTCCTCCCAGTTCTTTGGCTGAAACCTTGTGTTTCTGCGCTGGAACCAAAGCTAGCACAGTGTGTTTCAGACGCGCAACCTGCGGTTGCTTTTCTGGGCTTAACTTGCCATGTTGCAGGTCTGCAACTAGGGTTAGTTGCATGAATGACACGCGATGGTGGAAGTACCTCCAAAAGCTCATGGGAGACCAAACCCAACTCGAAGCAGCCCGCTTCATCGGGATCTCAAAGAGCAACATCACGAGATGGAAAGACGGGGCAAGAGCCGCCCCCGATTTCGTCGTGAAGGTTGCTCGCGCCTACAAAGCAAACGTCCTAGAAGCGCTTGTTGAAGCAGAATTCATAACCGAAGAGGAAGCTCAACTACACGAGATAAAAGTTGGTGGCGTGACTCTTACAGATGCCACCAACGAGCAGATTTTGGCAGAGATTATGCGCCGCTCCGACCCACAGGCGCGTTACCTATTCGGCAACGAGGGCGACGAGGAAACCATCGGCCTAGCCCCACACCTCACCCCCGTGTCCGACCTGTCTGATTCAATGCCAGAATGCGCGGTTGCATACAGCGGCCCAGATGAGGATGCGGAAAGGAATGATGCGGATGACGATTAGCGCGGTAGAGCTGCACCTCATAGCCGAACACATGGGAGTGCAGCTACAACGCCACACCGGCGGGCCACCCGGCTGGTACGACCACCACAGGCGCATAATCAGCACAAGGCGCGGTCAATCCATCGCCCAATACAAAAGCGTGCTTGCGCACGAGCTCGGCCACGCCGCCCACCATGACACCCCAACCGGAAACGGCCACTATGACCAGCGCCAAGAACGACGCGCCGACGAATACGCCGCCCGGCTACTCATCAACTCCACCGATTTTGAATCCGCCGCCATATGGCACCAAGACCACCTGCCCGCCATCGCAGACGAACTCGAAGTAACCCAACACATACTCAAAACCTGGACCTCTATCTACGAAAGACAAGCAGCATGAACACCACATACCAGCTACCCACCATCAATTCAGAATGGTGCAACGTACAAATTAACGGTGAGTACTACCACCGCGATGAAATACGCAAAGCCGCGTACACCTCAAACAGTGAAAGCGCGAGCGAATACTTCTTCAACGTCACCCTCGTCTGCGAACCCGACAACCCGCACTCGAAGTCGGGGAAGGCCATCTCAGTCCGCAACGGCAACGACATTCTGGGCTACATTCCCTCCGACGTAGCCAAAACTTACTACCCAGAAATTGCCCGCATCTGCGCAAGCGGAACCATTGCGGAAACAAATGCCCGGCTCTGGATTTCAGGTGACCTCTTTAGCCCTGACCCGCGAATGAATCTATCAATCGCCCTCCTCGCCCCGGGCCTAAACGTTCCGCTAAACAACCCACCGCTAGACGGATGGGGCCTAATCCCCTACGGAAAGCCGATTCAAGTCACAAAAGAATCGGACCACTTCGACGTCTTGCAAGATTACGTCCCGGAATCAGGCAAGGGCCCACTGTTCGTCACATTGCACAAGGCTAATCTGGGCGCAAAGAAAGTCCGTGTAGGCGTGGAGGTTCGACTCGACGGGGAACGAATCGGTGAGCTCACGAAAGTCTCCAGCGAGAAAATGCTCCCCGCCATCGAGCACCTCGATGCACAAGGATTCGATGCCGTTTGCTACGCAACCATTCAAGGATCTGCCATTGCGGCAGAGGTTACCTTGCACCTTCTGCGGGCAAATGAGATGGACGACGAAAGCCTGAGCCCAGAAGTAGCTCCACTCCCCCAACTCGTACCTTTCGAACCTGATCCAGACGACTACAACGTTCCGGATGCATACATCTCGCAGCGGGACGATGTGGCAATCAAGCCATCCCCAGAAGAGAAGAGTTTCGAACACCAACCGTCTGCTTATGTAGAGCCTGCGGCAATAATCACGCCTGCCACAGGTGCGCCGTGGGAGATGCTCCTAAAACCTGACGATTCGGAACGTGCCACGCCCTTCCAACGTGGATACGTACGTGGGCAAATCGGCCAACACTTCCCAGGTAACAAGGCACCAAGGATCGACTACGCCACCGTCAACCAGTGCGCAAATATCTTGCGGCACTTCGACAAATCCCCGGCCCCATTGACGCAGCAGGGCCGCGGCTCTAAGGCTCTGTGGTGGACGCTCATGGCGGTTGTTTTCTTCCTGGTGGCATTACTTTCAAATATTCCACTTATTGGGCCGGTGATTGTGTTTATTTGGTTAGCAGTCATCATCCATCATTTTGTGACACGTCGGGGCTTGAAGGAACCGTTCGGCAAGCAAACGTAAAACACAAAAAATTGCCACCCATTCACCCGGCGACGTTGGAAATCAGGGGGTGAAGGGTGGCAGCAATTGACCACACCCCACAAGGGGCATGACCACGAAAGAAGTGTATCAGCCATGGCTGTGCAGAAACGCGCCACAAAATCTGGAAAGACAGTTTATGTCGCGCGCTGGCGCGACCCGTCCGGAAAAGAGCACTCAAAGAGCTTCCCGCTTGCCCGCGAGGCTAAAGCGCATGTTCAGGAAATGGAGGGAGCGGCCCGGCTCGGTATAGACCCCACTGCTGGGGATAATGTGACCGTGCGCGAACTCATGACCTTATGGATTGAGGACCGTGAAATACGCCCTTCAAGCCTCGCGCTCTACACCCGCACCCGTGATAAGCATCTAGGGCCATTGGCAGACTGGCCCGCAAAGGACGTCACGCCAAAGGTGGTCCGCGACTGGCAAGCCCAACTCCGCAGCGGCCGGACGTGGATATCCAAAGATGATACCGGCATGTCCCCCAGGTATGTACAGACTGCGGCCAGCCATCTTCGCTCCGCTTATAAATGGGGAATCGAGAATGAGTTGGTGGCAAAGAACCCGGTGCGGGTCGAACGTGTACAGGCCGCGGTGGAGCCGGACGATGTGCCGACGATGGAAGAAATTCAGGCTGTGATTGACCGGGCGCGCTACGGCGGTGCGGCGTACACGGAGGTTAAGGCGAAAGGTGAGGAGCCGCGAAAGTTGGTGCTGCGCCCGGACCCCATGTTCGCGGATATGCTCACGGTGGCGGCTTTTACGGGCCTGCGGATTGGTGAGCTGTGTGGGCTGCTGGTTGAGGAGGTCAACCTAGGCTTGGGTGTGGTTCAGGTGCGTAAGCAGTTGGATAAGCGGCCGCCGCATGGTCGCGTGGTTTTGAAGTCTAAGAATTCACGCCGGGATGTGCCTATCTCTGCCGAGCTACGCCCGGTGCTAGAGAGGGTCACTGCCGGTCGTATGCCGGGAGAGTTCCTGTTCACGAATCGGGATGGTCGTCCATTCCTTCCGTCGGGCGCTGGGGATAAGGTGCTGCGGGTCGCAATGTTCGAGAAAGCGCCCAGGGTGCATTTCCACGCTTTGCGGCATCACTTCGCGAGTTCCCTGCTTTTGGCTGGCGTGCCGGTGCCAGACGTGGCGCGGGTACTGGGGCATACTCCGGCGCAGCTTTTGAAGACCTACACGCATGCACTGCCGGGTAGTGGGGATCGAGTGGCTACTGCTATCAGTGCGTCGGTGGGGTGCGGGATTTCTGCGGGATCTCCGCACCTGCGGGCGGTGGGGAAGACGGCGTGAGCTGGCCGTTTATTCACTTTTGGGGAATTGGGCGAATGAGCCGGCCTATCATATTGCGGCGGTTTTGCAACCTGTGGGTTGTGTGTTTGTGCTGGTCACAGCGTTTCGATACGTCCGATAATTCCGGCGAATCCGGTGGTTCCAGGGTGAATTGCGGGATTTTTGCGGGATTTTGGGGGACAGATTCACCCCACTCCCCGACTTGCCATGTCGTAAATTACGACATATAATAGGGTCAGACGGCAAGGAGAAAAACTCCTGGAAGAGGCCGCAAACACGGAAAGAAGTCCGAACATGTCTTTTGCAATCGCTAACGCAACTTCCACCAATCACACTGAAATGGCCGCTGATGTCATCGTTGACGGCGTATTCACTTACCGCCTCATCTCCCGCGTCCAAGACGGCCTGCACACGCTCACCCTGCGCGATAATGACCGCACGGTCGTGGCGCGCACCACGGGCGAAAAGGGCGAGGTCTTTTCGCGTGACTTCATGTGGAATTGGGTTGGCCAGTCCATCAAGGATGGCGGCTTAATTGACCCCCGCTGAATTTCGTGTCCTGCGTAGCTCGCTTGGCCTGTCCGCGCAGGACGTGGCCCGCGCCAATGAAGTCGCGCTGCGCACCGCGCAACGCTGGGAGGTCTCGCATGAGCCTCCGGCTGATGTGCAGGCGTGGCTGCTGGACAAGTGGACGCTGGTGGCTGACCGGGTGGGTGATGTCATCGACCTGGCCGAGCAGGGTGAGCCTATCCGGCTCATTTCCTACCGCGATGATGCGACTGCTTTTGAGCGGCAGGGCATGAGCGCTAGTGAGCATACGGCGCTGCTTGGGCATATTTGCATGGCGTTGGAGCAGTGCGATTTTGATTACGAGTTGCTTGCCGCGCCGTAGCAATATAGAGTCTGTGGTGTCCCCGCGGTGGGGGGGGGGGACCCGCTGGGAGGGGACCACCCCCCGCCACTGACCCACGGGTTCAAGGTGGGACTCGGCACGATCTCAGTGCTCGCTCTGTGGGAGAGAACGCTCAACCACGATTTCAGCACCCTCGACGTCGACGCCGCTGTCGCCAAGTGGCCGTCGGCCGAGGAAATGGAGGCCAAGGTTCGCGCCAACTTCACGGGCGACATGCTCGAGCCTGCTGTCAGGCAGACCATGGACAAGTACCTCGACGCCGATGCGCTGCGAGAGCGTCTGGAACTCGTCAAGTCAACGTGGCCGACCGTCCGGGAACCCTGCCGCTCCCAGGCCAGGCCGGCT